CCAGTAAACTCAAAGTAAACTTTACGTGGTGCATAGTGTTTTGCTGTGGCGTCAATAAATTTTCTTACAACTTCAAAATCATTCCAACCAAAGCTGCCGTCATTGAGTATGCTTGGACAATACGTACAACTGTAGTTGCACATGTTTCCTAAGTTCCAATTAACTACAACCCAATCACTTGCTTCTTTGTGATGATGATCAAGTACATTGTAAAAGCCTTGTTCGCCTAATGCCATTTTATTCCAACGTATCCACTACTTGGTCTTCTCTTATTTGAGCACCCATACGACTAGGATTGATATACACTTCTTTAAAGAAACGTGATCCTTCTTTGCCTAGGTCTGCAATTTCTAAGTCTAGTACCTTGCGTAGTTCAATGCCAAGCCTGATGCTTTCATCTTCTACTGCTTTGTAATTCCATTGTATGCCTGTGCGTTTACACATTTGGTCTGGGTTCTCTTGGAAGTTAGGTAATACTTGTGTTTCAAAATAGTTAGTAAGCCATTTGAAGTTGCGTACTTCTTTCCAGTCCCAAGACGTTCGGTCAACGTTAGTCATCCAACAACCAAGACGTGCGCCCATGATTGCCCATATGCCATTCTCACTGTCGTCACCAACACTCATCCATGTTAACAAACGTTTATAATTCTTGTCGTGTACTTGTTCTTTAAGTACACTTGGATCAATAATGTCACCATCTACTAATCCCATCTTAACTCCTTCACGGAACCCAGCTCGCCATGCTTGTAATGGACTACCATTGTTCATTACTGTACAATAGATATTATTCATTTGCACATAGTTAATGTTCCAACAGAAGTCAACTTGCGCTCGCTTGTCGTTAGCTGGTGCATTCTCATGTGTCTGCATTCCCAACACTACTTCTTTTGGCCAACACTTAATACCGCCGTTGCCATATACAAGTCCGTTGGTAATATTTTTACCTGCCCAACTAACTACATCAGTGGGTCCAACTTTATCCATATCAACCTCAACACTAAAGAACGCATCATGTACAATGTTGTCGGCGTCTATTGTAATAAACCTATCAGTGTCTGCCATGTTTGCTGCTGCTTTGTGTGCTGCATCACTTCCTTCTACACCATGACTACGTTTAGCCCACGGACACTGATCTAACAAGTGTGCATAGTTCTCATCTGCATTTGGTTCGTCATAGCTGATATATATAATATCAAATTCATTTATACTTTGCATGTTACTCATGTTTTAGTTCCTCGCCTAATTGTACTCTATACCATTTGTTTTCTACTTCAACAGCAAAGTCGCCGTTAACACATCCTAGTTTAACTGCTTCAATATTGAGTGTGCTATTCACTTGCACACCAGTTTTAAAATTGCCAGACATAATAGGTGGAGTGTTCTTATCTCCGGTGATGCCTGTGCCTAACCCAATTCTAAACTCTGACCCATTAGATGTATGCATGCCTTGCCATTTTGTTAAAATGATATGTGTATCATGTAGTTTTGTATATTGATAAGTTTGTGTTATGCTTGCACCTATATTAGTTTGTTCAATCTCACTTTTAGTATCTATTAAGTTTTGCCAAATTACATCTTCGCAATTGCCCGGGCTAATATTATCAAATATAAAATTAGCTTGTACTGGAAATCCTTGTATGCGGTTTGTAGTTATTTCTAGTGGTTCGTTAAGATCCATTTTGTTCCTTAGTATAGTTTACTGTTAACTCAGTATTCTTAAATGTAAAAACTGGATCCGATGGCCAATTGCCCGGTAAATCTATTTCAAGTTTTTTATTCATAAGAAGTGTTTCAGTATCTAGTGTTAGCGTTGTGACATAGTTATCAACATTTTTATTTGATACATGCATCTTTAGATTTTTTGTATTACCTAAGTAATGCTTTGTATCTTCATTAAGTAAACTGTCAATGATTAACTTATTACTTAATACATACATATTTATATGAGATGAACCACTGGTGTTTATTGTGCGATGTAATTTATCGTTTGCATTGCTGTTAACGTCAGTAAATTCTATGCCGTATGTTTTGAACACTGGCTTTGAGAAAATTGTTACTTCGTCCCAACTATTGATGTGTCTTAATATGTTAGCAGGTACAGTAACAGAAATACTGTGTCGTTTAAATAAGGTGACTGCATCAATTGGAATAATTCCAATCAACTGATCAGGATCATTCTTCTTACAAATGTATAAGTCTAATAAAGTTGTTTGTTCATTTTTAATACTACTAATCTGTCCTAGGTTAAGTGTATCTCGTATGGTCATAAAATTAACTTTTAGTGTAATTCTATTTAAGGTACGTATAACTTTTGCATACAAGTCGCATGCACTTGGATTGATTCCTTCTACAAATTGATTTAGTTTATTACCATTTGTTTTTAAATCAATTACAGAACTCTTAACATCTACTTCCCACTTGTCGTTTACTTCGTCCCAATGAACAGCAAACTTACTCATGTTCCTGCGACCAGTAATTAACTCTTTACAAATTTGATTATCAGTTATAGCAACCTCTTCTTTATCGTTTATCACACTAAGTGGCCTTGGGCCAATACTTAGTATACGACCACTGAGTTTATTAAAACGTATATACCATTTTCTATTTTGTGACATTGTAGTAATAACTCTCCTGTTCACTAAATATCTCATCAGTTAAGAATTCATTCTCATGATAATATATTGTACCGTTAATAGCATAGTTCTGTATTTTTATCTTGCCGGTGTCACTTGACCATACTGTAAGACTGTCAGTCCAGTTCTTTATTTTTCCAAGTACTCCAACGGTTACACTATTTCTCATATCTACATAACTTAAAACATTATGGTATGTTGTTACGTCTGCATCTATGTGATTAGCAACAAGTGTGTGTAACACATCAGCTTCAAAAAAGTCTGGTATGTGTTGTGCTTTAAGAAACTCGCTGTACACTTGATTCCAGTTTTGAAAATACACATCAGCCATCTTAAAATGTTTTAGTGACTCTGCATCTTTTTTAAAAAAGAACATACCACTGTATACAACTTCTAAATTGTATTCGTTTTCTAAATGATGTTGATGCTTTGTTTTTATTTGATGCTGTCGTATGTCGTTAACTGACGTAGGGAATGCAATGCTACAATGGTCTATCAAGTAATCCCACATGCTGGTTTGATCATCTTTAACTAACGACTTACAATCTATTGCAATTGTATTTGTATATGGGCTACACCAGTACAACTGCCAATCGTTTTGTCTACGATTAGTATGTTGTTTAAATGGCAACTGCACAACTGCATTAAATCCTTCTAAGTATTTTTCATCTACTGTATCAGCATCTGGTACTACTAACGTAATATTTGATGTAGGCATTTTACTTTTAATAGAATATGCACAACACTGTGCTTGTCTATACTCAATAGAATTTACTGCTATGATTACATATCCATTGTCTGCTATAATATCAGGAGTCATTGAATGCCTCTTTTATCTTATCTTGCATTCTTAATAATGCACGTTTGTTCATTACATGTAAATCTAAGTTACTGTGTTTAATAAGTAAGTTCTTCCAGTTTTCTTTTTGGTCACAGCCTAAACATATCCAATCTTGTTTATTGTTTATATCTATAATGTCATCATCTTGTGATAGATAATACATTGGCACATTGTCGAAGTTATCTATTATAGTTGACTCTTCCATGCCATTTAGAATGTGTACTGCAATACTTACACAATAATCTGTACGAAACAATCCGCCAGGGAAGTTATATAAGAATTGATAGAACTCATAGTTATCTGCTACATGATTCCATAAGTCAAAGAACATCTTACTAACGTTACTGCGATCAAAATATACTACAGTACTCCACCACATCTTTATTCCGCTAGGATATAATAATACTTCGTTGTTGTGTGGGGTATCGTTTCTCGCACTCAATGCATTGTTGTACATTGACACACCAGTCTTATTAAAACTGTGCAACAAGAAGTCATTCTTTACAATGTAGTCAGTGTCCATTAATAGCGTTTGTTCAAACGGACTATATTCCCATATCTTATGCTTGTTACTATTTTGAAATTGTGCAGTAAATTCTGCCCACGGACTGTCTTTGTGTGTTCTTGGATTATCTTTAAACTGGTCTTGTGTTATTTTTATATAATCAATATATGCATCTATGTCACTTTCGGATTGTGTTTCTAACATCCAATTATATGTGCCATCATCTGTAATCATACACACTGGTAGCTTTAGATATTCTTTAACATATCTAGCGGCCAGCATTAGCAACTCAACATAGTCAAGTTGATTATTGTTGTACACAAAAAAGCATACGCCTTGCTTTTCTTTATATTTCATTACCAATCCATAATAGACTTAATGTTTCTAGATTTGCGTAGCTTTGCATACTCTACATCATATTCTTGTGTAGCACTAATGTATTGATCAACTAGTTTATCTAGTAATTCCTTATAGTCAGTTACTTTGACTGGGTTTGTTTTTGAATCAATTAACACTCCAGATGTGTGTTCTAAGTCAATCATTGCTTTTATAAATGCTATAGTTTCTTGGTTTGCAATAAAAACTCCTGCATTGTGATGCACTAACTGTAACTGTTGTACACGATTTTTAATGTTTCGTTTTTGATTGTTAAGTGTTAAGGTATAATTAGAAAAGTCTAATGCCTTTTGTAGACGTTCGTCCATAGAATAATCCTCCAGGTATAATATAATTATATACTAAAAAGAGATATTTGTCAATGATTGATTAAAGAGATTCTGGTGTTTCAGTTGCGGTCCAAGTAACAGTTTGTGCTACTGAAGGAACTGGTCGTTCAATGAATTGAACAAAGGGTGTTGCTACTGGTGAGTCTGGTTGAAAGTATTGATTACCACTGTTCTCTGAAGTTATAGGAGTAGTAAGTGGTTGAGCGCAACCAAATGTTGAGTTAACATATATATCTATTGGCGCTGCACTTGCATCATCTGGGTCTTCTTGTAATGTTACTTTTAAATGAACTACAAATGTGCCTGACACATCTTCGCCCTTCATTGCTAGTTTAAATCTACGTGTTGAATATATACCACCACCAAACGTACCCATGTCAATTGGAACACCGGTTGTTGGATGTGTACCTTGTAGCGATCCACCTACATCACTTGAAATGCTATATGTTTCTGTATAGTTTGCTGGAACTGCTCCGTTGATATCATAAAAACCTTTGTTACCAATTGCACTAAATGCAGGATCACTATCACCATCACCATCGTTTGTAGTGCCGGTTGCACTAATACGAACTATTCCTAATTGCTCAAAGAATACATTCCAACCAATAGATGGAGCGTTTGTTCCACCTGTTGATGTTGACATGTCAAGTACTAGTTGTCCGCCACTATTAAAAAAGTGTCTAGCAGCATCATAGCTGGCAAATGTAAATGCATGTACTGATGTTAAGTAAGTAGATGTCCATGCTGTTCCAGAGTTAGTAGTTGATATCATGCTTGCATCAACTTGTAATGCAGTAGCATCTACGTTAAGATGGCTAGTAGCAAGTGTACTATCGTATATAGCTGTAAGCTGTGTATAGTTACTTGCTGAAACACTTGTTGACACACCACGTAATGTTTTTGGTACAATGCTTTCGTCAATGTGCCATACGCCTGCGTTAACTTGTGTTATTAAATCATTGATATGTTGTGCTGTTATTTCAGTGAGCGCACTAACTTGCGGTGCTGTGTTAGTAAGGCCAGTTCTTGCTGCGTCTAGCCATTGTTGTCCCCAACCTTTTCGTCTTACTCCATCACTGGTGTGAGCAGAGTCAAACGTATATGAACCGCCTTTCCAATATGCATCATACAAATTGACAAGTTCATTATACTGTTCGGCAGTAATTTTATTACCGGGTTGTATTGGGATAACCGGCATTTACTTTACTCCAACTACTACTTCAATTAGTCCAACGCCTAGTGTGTCTTTGTTCTCTAACGCACGACCTACTACACGGAACCAATCCATGCCTACTTCTTTCTCATATGATGCTATTGCACGTGCAACACCTGCTTCTGTACTTGTTACAAGTCGTTGTCCTTTACGAACTTCGCCTATTACTTTACAAGGAACTCTGCCTTCTAATGCTACTGCAACTGATGTTCCTTCAACTGAACTATTCATTAAGTAAGCTGGGTTTGTAGAAACAATACCAAAAACTTCTGGACAATGTTCAATTGTTGTTTGTGTTACTTCTGATTCGCCGCCAATTTTAACAACTGTGCCTGGCTCATACGCTACGTCTGATGTGTAAAGCTCTGCAAGGTCAGCATACAATGCTGTTGTTGCAGTACCGTGCATTTTTAAATCAGTACCTAATGTTATTCCTGCTTCAATTTTGTTAGCTGGAAATCCGTTTGTACCTGCATTAAAATATGCATCTGTGCTGTGTATTGTAAAAGCTGTTTTAGCAAATGCAGCAATAGGCTTAGTTGCTCCTGCTGCTCCACCAACTTGTGGTGCGCCAGTTGCTTCAATAATAGTAACGTTATGATAAGTTGAACCATCGTCTGCTAATATTGTTTTGTCACTAACGTCAGTACCTGACCAGTTAGTTCCATCATATACTTTTAAGTTGCCTGCTGTTTTTTGATACCATAACTGACCTGCAACTGGATTAGCTGGGCCTGTAGCATCATCTTTGACTGCTGAGTTTTCTAACAGTGTTGCAAAGTTCTGTGCAATTGCTTCGCCGTATCCAAAGTAATCTTTGCCTACTAGTTCTAAACTAGTTTCCGTGTTAAGGGATCCGTACTCTACTGTTAATGTTTTATTATTTAAATCTACTGTGTACGACATTTTTTATACTCCTGCTCTGATTCTAAGTGAATACAGAATTTCTATTTTACGATTCTTTGATTTTTGTATTGGATGAAATATCAAATGCGTTAAGTTTTTACCTGACTCGGTAACTAACGCTAATTCATCAATAACCCAATCTGATGGTGTATCGAAGTTCTGCGCATTATCTAATGCTGGTGCTAATACAGGGTCATCATAATCAAGTATAACTTTTACAGTTATATCTGTATATGAGGCTCCTTCTGCATCTAACACGTCTATACTTGTGACTTGTTTTTTGTAGGGGTCGCCGTTACTGTCTAGTAAACTATTATATAAAGCAGCTGTACTGCCGTCTACGTTAGGACTTTTATATGTTACGTTTCCGTTACCATCAATTAGTGTACCACCATAGCCAAATGCCATGTCAGTTATATAAAAGTTTTTACTACCTTCCGTTTTATTTGCTAGGCAATTTGCAACTGCAAAAGCAAAGTTTTGGAAGTTAATAGCATTATGTTTGTCTAGCAATATCTCATTTGTGTCCATGTCTTTGATTAAAACATGTCCATCTACTGAAATATTTGTTTGCTCGTTATAATTGTTTTTCATTGCTTCTGCCTACTCCTTGTATACTATTTATGCCTTTGATAATTCTTGCTTTATAGTATCACACCTTTTCCTAAATTGTTCAACAATACTGCTTCGTCAGTTATTGTACTATCCAATAAACTAGATCCTGCATCGTTGAATCTTCTGTTTGTAACTGGGTACATACCCGAAACTGCTGCACCTGTTATGTTAGTAATTCTACTTCCTGGTAGATGGTTATGTTCGAACGTTCCATTTACTGCTCTTTGTAATATAGTTACTGTGGTACTGCTTACTGATACTTGCATTACTTCTTCGTTAACTAATATGTATTCAGCAGTTGCAAGTTTACTTGCTGTTGTAACTGCTATTGTACTTGTTGCTGGACCAATTGGAGTTGTTGTAGTTGTACTCTTGGCGCCTACCAATGCAAACACATGTTCTCTATTAAACACATCTTTTAAATATGCAAATGTTCTTGTTTCCGTATTATTAGTTGAACCTGCTCTGTTTGTTTGTACTGATAACATTACAACTTCCTGTGGTCTTAAATGTGCTTCTGTTGATCTTTCTAATTCGTTGTTATCTGTTGTATTATATAAATCAGGCTGCAATGCTGTTCCACCATCAATAATGCTTGCGTTTGCAAGTCCATTTGCGTCTACGTATGTTGTGCTAGCATCACCGCCTGATAGAACATAATCATTTGTAAATTTAAGTCCTACTGTTATATCTCCAGTTGGTGGAGTAGTAAACACAA